GTGATGAACTCCGACACCTACACGCTCGACGGGAGCGGCGCAATCATTTTGTTGGGCAAGTATGAGCCTGTCGATGTGACGGTGAACATCTTGTATACCGAGACCATCACCACGGAGCCGTTCATGGTTGCGCAGGGTGCCTTCGCAGCGAAGAGCGCAGTGCAAATCAAATGGGTGCCACGTGGCGCGGGCTCGGGAGCCAACACGATCGAGACCGCAGCAACCGGCTACATCACATCCATCGACTACCCAGCCGTTGACGCATCCTCAGCCGATGCGCTCATGGTTTCCTTCACTGTACGTTGTCCGGCCATCACGTACACTGACGTCGCATAGTTCGGGCGTGCGGTCATGGTGGGGCGTGACCGCGTGCCAACTTTTAGCCCCACACAATTTCTACAAAGGAGACACCCCACATGTCTATTGAATACACCGTTGACGATTCGAAGTTGACCATCGGCGATCTCATCAAACTTCAGGCAAGTCAAAACGACCTGAGCGTTACCGTGTCCATCCTGCGCAAGTGCGTAGAAGTCAGCGAAGGCGAATTCGAGGATATCCCGGCGAAGCACTTCCCAAAGATTGTCAAAGCCGTGCTCGGTTCACTCTCGCCATCAATGGGAAACTAAAGAAGGCGCTCAGTGCACACCTTTGGGTGGGCGAAGAAGCGCCGATGGAATACATACGGCTGATTATGTGTCGTGACGTTTACCACTGCACACCGACGGAACTTGAGGCGGTCCCTTGGCGAGTTATCCAAGAAGATTTAGTCATGATGAACGTTGAACGCACGGTACGCGCGCGAAGGAATAAGAAGTAATGGCCGAAGAGACGGTACTGATTCGCTTTAAGAGCGAAGACGATGCAACCAAAACCACCAAGGCCGTCAACGACGGGCTCGACGATGTCAGCAAAAACGCTGGTAAGGCGGGCTCGTCGTTCTCTGGTATGGGCTCAGTAATGAGTGGGGTATTGCAGGGAATCGGTCAGGGCCTTATCGGGATGGCGTCGCAACTCGGTGGCAAGGCAATCAGCGCAGTCACTGACTTTGTAAGCGGCTCCATCGAAGAGGCTTCGCAGTGGAACAGCGTATTCGCGCAAACGCAAGCGGTCATCGAGTCAACCGGTGGCGCGGCGGGCATCACTGCGGAAGAGATGGCGAACCTTGCAACAAACCTCAGCGCATCCGCTGGCGTGTCGTTGTTCTCTGATGATGCAATCCTCGGTGCGCAAAACGTCTTAGCGACGTTTACCAACATTGAAGACCTACAGTTTGCAGGCGCAACCGAAGCAATCCTCGATATGTCGCAAGCGCTTGGTGTGGATTTGGACAGCGCAGCGATGCAAGTCGGCAAAGCGTTGAACGACCCCGTCGCAGGCTTGGCGGCGCTAAGCCGAAGCGGCGTACAGTTCACCGCAGAGCAAGAAGCCATGATTAAAGCCATGGTGGAAGCGGGCGACGTTGCAGGCGCTCAAGAAGTCATGTTGAAAGAACTAAACACGCAGTTCGGCGGATCGGCACAGGCGGCGGTGAACACCTACGCGGGCCAACAAGTCATACTGCAAGAGAAAATGGCAGGCATACAGCAGACGCTCGGTGAAGCGCTTATGCCGCTTATGATGCAGTTTGGTACGTTCTTGTCCGACACGCTTGTTCCAATCTTTGCGGACGTGGTCATCGGTATTGCTGACTTCATCAACGGAATGAACGAATCAGGCACCGCGGCGGGTATCTTCGACACCATACGCAACGCCATCGCAGCGGTGCCGGGAATCCTCGAAGTACTCAACGGCTACCTTGCACAGGTGCTAGTCTTCTTGCAACCGTTGACCGATGCGGCAACAACCTTCGGCACTATCTTTGTCAATGCGATGATTGGCGCAGGCACTGCAATTGCCGAGTACCTCGGATCGCCTACGGTTATGGCGTTCCTCGAGGGCCTGCAAACGTTGCTCGGTGCGCTCGCCACTACGGTGCGCGACGTGCTCGTATTGGCGTTTCAAGGTGCGGCAATTGCATGGACGTTGCTGAGTCAGGCTTTTACCATTGCATGGCCGTATATTCAGACGGTGCTCGACACGTTCTTCTCATTGGTGACCATCACGATGGCAGCGGTGACCGGTATTCTTACCGCATTGTCTCAGGTCGTCACTGGAGACTTTCAAGGCGCTTGGACGACGTTAAAAGAGACGGTCGGCACAGCGCTCGAAGACCTATGGGCCTTCTTCGTTACGCTCGACAAAAACCTCACATCGTTCTTCGATGAAATCATACCCGAAGCGCTTGCATTAGGAACGAATATGGTGCAAGGCATTGCCGACGGCATCAGCAGCGGTGCATCACTTATCAAAGATGCGGCGATGACCGCAGCAAAAGCAGCGTACCAAGCCATCAAAGACTTCTTCGGTATCGATTCACCGTCGAAACTTATGCACGACATGGTAGGCATCAACGTGTCGAAAGGTATTGCAGGCGGTATCAAAGACGGCATACCCGAGGTGATTGGAGCATCCGAGCAGGCGGCATTGTCGGCAGCGCAGACGGTAAACAACTTCACTTTCAGCGCATCGTACGCAAACACACAAAGCGAGTCATCTTTGATTAACGACGCACGCGCTTGGATGATGACGATGGGAGATGCGTAATGAAATTAGAATTCTACCGCGGAAGCGCAGTGTGGGAATTCAACGTAGCGAATGGCGGCTACAGTGGCGCAACAATGTACGTCACCGGAGCCGTCAATTGGGGCATTGCTCCAATTACACGTATTACGCAGCGAGGCCCATTCCAAGAAGGCGACAGTGATATTGACTACCGGCTTAATCCTCGCGTCATCAATTTGCCGCTCGTTGTTCCCGGTGAGACGTACGACGAGATGATGAACAACCGCGAGAAAGTCGCTGCAATGTTTCGACCGGGTAACGACGTTGCAACATTGCGCCACACACTTAATCCCGACGCATTTGTTATAGATTTGCGCGGTGTGCGGTGCATCGATGTCAAGGTTGCCGGCGCAGTGATGGACACAACTCCAAACGAATTCAACGTGCGCGCAGTCATTCAACTACGAGCCGACGATCCGACATGGTACGACCCAACGCAGAAGCCTTTGCAACTCACCAACATACAATTCGGAACACCAACGCCATACCCGAAACCGTACGGCGTCCCGTACGGTGCCGCATCGGTCAATAACATTGTTTCGTTGGCATACTACGGCACCGCTGTATCGTATCCGGTATTGGAGTGTTACGGCCCATTGGCTGGGCTTGTGATTGACGACGGACTAGGTCACGCAATCTCATTGACGCAAACAATACCAGCCGGCGAAGTGTGGACAATTGATTTGCGCTACGGACAAAAGACCGTAACCGACAGCGCTGGAGTATCGAAGTTTGCCGCGATAAGCATAGACAGCGATATTGTGAACTGGGGACTGTATCCAGAAACTTCGTTTCTTGGTGCATATCAAACAATCAGCCTCAGTGCAACTTCAACAGACTCCAATTCTGCAGTGTACATGTATTACAACGTCCGATACGTCGGTATTTAAGGAGTCTAAGCAATGGCAGAGCAATCTATTGGTTTTGCAACGGGTACCGGGGCAGCGTATGGCGACGGCAACGTTGGTGCAGGCTACGACACTGCGCGCATGATCGCCATGGAAACAAAGACGCTCAGCGACGGCGTACTACTGGTCGGCAACGAGTTTGCAATGAGTGGCTCGGGGACTGGTACGCTGACCATCCAAGACGGTGCGGCGGTCGTCGGTGGTTATTTTTACGAGAACACTTCGTCGTCGGCCATTGTGATTTCGACGTTGGCAAACGCAACGTATAACGTGGTCATCTTCGTCAACAGCACTGCAGGCTCGTTGACGGTGTCTCGGAGCGTAGCAGGCACAACCGTTGGAACGTACAGCGTGCGACTCGCAGTCGCTACGAGCGCACAACTCACTGGTCGAGTCTATGTACAACTTGGCACCATCACCGTTGCCGGCGCTGTAATAACTGCAATTGCGCAATCATACGCAATGTTTGGCACGACGTCGCAGTTGCCATACCAAGCATATGCGTCGATGAGTGGCGGCATTGCTACGCTGACACTGGCCAACACGTCATATGATTTGTCTAGTTTTAGCAGCCCAACATCATCCGGCGAAGGGCTCATCGTTGCCGACAACATCAACAACACTATGACAGTAAAGCGTGCGGGTATGTATTTGATTACAGGATCGTGCGCATTCTCATCTGGTACCACCGGCAATCGTTTGGTCACAATCAACGTAAACGGCGCCAACGTATCTTCTACACGTCAAGCGGCCGCAGGCGTTGCTACGCAGACGATTACACAAACCGCACTGCATTACTTGGCTGCGGATGACATTATAAAAATCAATTTGCAGACGTCTTTGGCAGGTCAATCTGTAGCATCTGGGTTGTTCAATGTAGTACGAGTATAACCATGGCGATACAGTACGTCATAAAACTGTACGATGATGCTGGGGTGCCGGTCGGCATCGTCACCCCGCTCGACATCGCAGTGGTGCACAAAGTCAACACGCCAAGCGTAGCGACGTTCTCCGTGAACCTCAATGCGCCAGTCGTTGCCGATTTGGACTACGGATACATCATCGAGATTATCCGAAGTGACCCTGCGATTGGGATGCAAGCATACACGGAGTTCGTCGGCTTCATACGGTTTTGGGATCGCATCTACGGACAGAATCCCGTAATGAAGGCGACGGCCGTCGATGCGCAGTGCATCTTGCAATCTCGCGTCGTTGCATGGTATCCGAATCTTTCCGGCGTCTCGTTCTTCAATACCGCAGCATTCCCGACCGCATCGTCAATCATGACGAATCTTTGGAACTACAACATTGGCAGCCTCGCCAACGGAAACCCACCAGGCATGACAGCGGCGCTTACACGGCGCTACGGCACGAAGTTGCAACGATGGGCCGACGGGCGTGTTACGACCGCAACCAACGCCACCAACCTCGGTATTGGCGACGCCATCGAACTGTCATGCAGTGGCGAAAACGTTTACGAAACCATGGTCAAAGTTGCGGACATTGGCGGTCTTGACTTTACCGTCAACTTCGACCGTGCGACGCTTGGCTATTCGCTATTCTACGCTGACAACCTCGGTGCCGACCGTACCAGCTACGTCAAATTCAGCCAAGCCAACAACACCGTCGGCAACCTAAGCCGCTCTACGAATCTTATGAACTACGGCACGTTGTTTCATGGCGTCGGGAGCAAAGGCAAAGACAAGAACCCGATACGCGCCAAATTCCCAACGACCGACCCGACCGGCGTCGATTTGCGCGAAGTCTACGTCAAGGGAAGCGACCAAACCAACGAGAATCAACTGCGCAGCCTTGCTCGGTCTCGGTTTCGTCGCCAACGCTTCAAGATTCAGGCATACGACATTGAAGTATTGCAGTCGGGAGCGTGGCGCTACGGTCGTGACTATTTCCTTGGCGATCTCGTCAGCGTCGATGCGCAGACCGCTACGCCATTGACGCGCAAGGTGCAAGCGGTGTCTTTGTCGATGAATTCGCAAGGAGTCGAGGAGGTGCGCATTGACTTGGCTGCAATCTGATGAAGCGCAATTGATGCGTGACCGCATGAGTACCGCAGAGCGTCGTGATGATGCGGTGTTCATCTCATTGACCCGCACGGCAACGCTCAGCATCACCACGGCTGGCGTCATCGTGACATGGCAAGCCGTCATTGACAGCGGCGGAGACATGACGGCGTCGGGCTCGTCCATCACGGTGCCCATCGCTGGATACTACAAGATAACCGTCATCGGCTCATTGAGTACACGCGACACGATACACGGAGATTTAGTCGTCAATTCTGTTGACGTTTGCTCAATGGGCACGGGAGCGCAGAGAGATGTGAAGTTTCGGCACACCGCTACCCGATTCTTCAAGGCCAGCGACGTTCTGCAGTATCGAGCGCATACTTCAACAGGCACGCACACGCTCCAAGTGGTAACCGAAGACAGCTCAGGCGAGTCGCCTATATTGCACATGGTGCTGCTATGATTTTTCGCATCTACGATCCACGAAACATTACATTTGCGTACTTCGATGAGTACGGGGAAGAGTACGCAGTATTGCCCGACGGTGCCGACGTCGAAGACCGTCCGTACACCGAAGGGCAAGCAATGCAAGCACTTCGCGCAGAACGTAATCTAAGGCTCGTGAATTCTGATTACACGCAATTGCCCGATGTGGCACTTACCGAGGCTCAGGTCGAAGCGTGGCGCGTCTATCGTCAAGAACTGCGAGACATCACCAGCAACATTGTGTGGAATGTGACGCAATGGCCATCGAGACCGTAGTACAATGATTGCATCACCGCGGTGTCCTATTCTTGGCAGAACTGCATCGCGGTGATACAATTAAGACGTCGTACGCGGTTCCTTTCCCGCAGACGGTCATCTGCATCAACGCCGCTCCATCACGGGGCGGCGTTGGTGTATGCAAAGAGCCCCACATCGGTTAAGACGTGGGGTCTCTTTATCTGCTGTCTGCGCAATGCAAGCCGTTAGGTGCACGCTCGTCAAACACTGCGCCGGTCGTCACCGAGCAGAGCGCACAGTCGGGCTTGATTACGATATCTAATGACCGGCTGTAGTTGCATCTGCATTGTAGCATTGCAGAAACTCATCGAAAACTCGTCAAAGATAGAAGTTGACAAGATGAATGCGTATACGGTAATATAGCGATGTGGGCATTTGTTACACAGAAAGGCATCGCGATGGACAACAGATTATTGGTTTGGGTGTGGGCAATGCAGGCGGCGACGTACCGCGTCAAGATTGCAACACCAAACCGCAACGGCTCCGCAACGTACACACATGAGGCAATTATGACGATGGAACAATTGTTACTCGACACGGTGCGACGGTCGACCGTCGGCTCGATCACGCTGACCGCACCGTGTGGCTGTTCGTTTCGCTACGAAAAGACCGAGCATCACGCCGATATGCAATGTGATACGCACTGGGTGCGCGCAGTCTTCAACGGTGATATCGATGAATAAGCCAACGATTGACGCTGACCTGATGCAAATCAGCGCAGAGGTTCGCGAGTTGCGCCAACGGTTGTTTGTGTACCTGACGATGCGAGAAAAAGAACGGTACACCGCACTGATGGCGAGGATGGCGCAGTTGTCCCGGGTTATCGAGCAACGCAAGAAAGAGCATGAGGAGGGGGAGCGATGAAACAGACACACATCAACAACATCAAAGAGTATGCAGTGCAGGCAGAGCGAGCGCTGGTCGACATCAAAGGGATGGTGCTGTTGTACCGCAACCATCCCGACGAACTGAGGCACTATGCTTTGCAACAATTGGTTGGCGAGCTGTATACCAAGACGTGCGCCATGCTCTACGAGTCCAGCATGATCAGCGACGAAGAAATCAAAGAGGGCAAGCGATGACCACGGTATACGAAGAAGTCACCATCGAGGAGTTGACGCAGTGGCTCACGACGTCTTACCTCAATGCAGTAAGCAATAAACAGCACATTGTTTTTGAAGGCCATGCGTTAACCGTTGGATACAATCACCGGACGCAGACTGCAAACATGAGCAATTACCCAGCGGATATCAAGTTCCAAGATTTGCACACGTGGCCAGTAATCAAAACATCGGCATACGTTGGCGCTGGCGTCGATGCAGTCAAAAGTCTTGTATCAATGTTGCAACATATGAAAGAAATGGCGGCAAAGCGATGACCACGGTGCTCGTCGGTGTGGTCTTGATGGCAGCGGTGTTCATGCTGAGCACCGCCATCGTTGAAAGGTGGAAGTAATGACCCGCTTAGAACTGTACTACCGATGGTTGACGATGCGCGTCTGGGTTCGCTCGATGGGGCACTACTACGAAGTCGAGGCCGAGCACGCCGATGGATCTGCCAGCATCAAACTTTGCTATACCCGTGACGCCGCGTTGGCGTACGTCGATGCACTGCGCAAAGAAGGGAACCGCAAAGAATGCCAATTCTGACATGGGTGCGCGACGGCTCGCGCATCAAGGCAACGCACAAGACGAAGTCTCGCACCTTCGTCTTTACCTGCGCCATGACCTACGCAGGACGGTTTCGCGTCGACGTCTTCACACAGGAAACCAAAGCACAACACGCGTTCACCTCGGACACCATCGAAGATGCAATGAAGATTGCGGAGCAATTCGCAGCGAAGCGGCCGAAGATATGAAATACAACCCCGAGAGCGCAGAGCGGTACGTACAGGGTCGCGGCGAAGAGTTTCGCCGCGACCTCTTCAACAAGAAGATGACCCAGCGCGCAATGGCAGAGAAGTACGGAACGACGCAG